AAAAGCAGTACCTCCCCCAATACCGGAAGAAATATTAGCTAGCATATCGTCAAAATCCAAAGAAGTTTTTCTATTCAAGAAAAGCATATTCTCTTCAATAGCACCTTGAGTATCAAGATTTTTAAGAATACTATCAAATTCTCCAAGACCGGCTGCAGCACTAAAATTGTTTAGCACGTTACCTCTTGCATTAATAGCAGCAAAAAGACCTTCAGTTCCGCCGTAGTCAGCAGCAATACCAGCAACTCCAGAACCTGCAGCAGCTTTTTCGCCTTCAACCATAGACATTTCAAGATAATCTTCAAATCTCAAACGAGTTTCAGATTCAGCTTTTAAATACCATAAATATCCAGATGTTCCATCTTCAGTAGCAACTTCAACCCAACCAATCTGAGCCATATCTGATCCATTGACCACATATTTTTCTTTAATAATAATTGGTGAATTGTTAAATTGAGTAAAAGATGGGGTTACGCTTCTAATATCAGCATCACCAGTTCCTTTTCTATATTCAGAACCATATACAAATATTTTAAGATTTGTAGGTGCCCCAGCGCCAAAAGTAGCGGCAAGATCAGCTCCAGTATATGTAGCTACAGTAATTGTTGCTAGAGTAGAAGAAGTATCGACACTATTGGTTACTAAAGCTTTTACTTCAGCTCCAGTAGTAGGATTCATTACTACAATAGTTTGATTAATAGAAATTGCATTATCAACAAAGTTAGCACCCGCAGTAGCATTAAGTACAAAAGTTAAAGTTGTTGCGCTAGCTTTAGTAACATCATTATATGCAATGTGCAATCTATTTTGCTCTGACCAAATTACTTGATCTGAGGTCATAGGCATTTCTGCTCCTACCATACGGAGGAATCCAGAAAGAGTTCGGTTTCCATATCGCTCTACTTCTTGTTCGTAGATCTCAGGAAGATATTGTGCAGCGAAATCTGAAAAATCATCGCCGGCTTTATCTGTAAATTGCAGATAATTTGTAGACAGAACTTGTTGTTTCTGACTAGGTTTAATTGTCCCAAACGAGGGTACTACATTACTCATATTTTAAATTTTAAGTGTTAAATTTTTTTGTTCTAATTTTAAGTTTTGAAGAATCTAAACCGCTAATAGCTTTTACTTTTAAACCATTAACAAATACATCGCCCGGTGCAGTTTGCCTTGGTTCCGTAGTTATGTTTTTGGTTTTAGCAACTTGTTCTTTAATAGCGTCGGCACGGCCTTGCTCATAGAAATGTGTTGCCATAGTATCGGCATTTCGCGCAGCGTAAATTGCTTTATGGTATCCAGCTGGATCTTTCATTTGACCGTTTTTGTCTAGGAACGTCCCGACAAAGTCTGTAAGATCTTTTTGGTTTTCCGCTATTGAGTTAGGATCTTTAACTCCATATCTAACTTTTTTATCTCCTAATTTAAAATCAAAACCTTTGAAATCACTAGAAAAATAATTTTTAGTAGTATTTATAAATCCTTCTCGAACAGCATCATTACGCTTTTGTTCTTCAGTGTATCGATTGAAAAAGTCCATTGCTTTTTGTTGCTCTTGAGTAACACCAGGACGTAATTTAATTTCCTCGTAATACTTGCTTTTTGTTTGCTCTAAAAAGTTTTTGGCTTTTGCAACTTCTTCTTTATACGCAATTTTTTTCTTGCGTATGTCTCTGTCCTCATCAACTTCTTCATCCCATGTAAAATCTTCTAATAGTAGATTTACATCTTCCGAATCTAAATGAGGTTTACTTGTTTTATAATATTCTCTTAACAACGTGTTATTATCTACATTAGAGTAGTCCGCGTTAAGCCTAGCATAGTCTTCAACAGTACCACCTGTTTCCTCCATAAACTTTATAAGTTTATCTACTCCCTCAGGAAGCTCTTGTGCTTTTGTTTCCGATAATACTTCTTTTTGTTCCGATACGGCAGCGGAAGCTTCATTGCTTCTATCCCCTCCTGCCTCTTCAGAATTATCTTCTTCATCTTCAATAACTTGAATAGGAGAATCTACTTCTGCTTCGCTAGCATTGCTATTATCTTGTCTGGTAGATTTTTCATCTGTTGGCTGCTCGTTTCCTTCTCGAATTCCTTCGCTAGTTTTGGATTCGTTGCGTACAGGTACTTCATCTGCGCTTTGCTTTTGAATGGCATCTTCTTCTTTTTTTGGCTCTCCAGGTGGTTTTGAAAGATCAACTTTAACAATGTCCTGCTCGCCTGTTAATTTTTTAGGAGTTCTTTTTTTAATTTTAAAATCTCCTTCTTGTTTTACTTCTGTTGACATAATATGATAATATAAAATTAATTAATAAAATTTACCTCGGCTCAAACTGTTCTAAGCCAAAGCCACTTAAATTATCATTACCCGCTGATTCAAAATCTTTAGGCAATAAATCATTTTTTCTTTGATCAATAAGTTCAGATTGCTGTGTACCTTGTATTCTTACACGTTTATCTTTCCTATCTTCTATTTCTTGTTCTTTTCTTGTAATTGCAGAAGCTTGTATTTCAGCAAGTTGGATATTATAATTAAATTCTTCTGCCATTAATTGTTTCTTAATTAATGCTTCTTGTTCCATTCTAGCTATTTCAAAATCTGATTTAGCTTTTTCAATCTGCACTTTTGTTTCAGCTAAGGCTTGTTGCTTTTGTACTTCTGCAAGCGCTGCGGCCTCAGAAGCCTGTGCGTTAGCTTGTGCTTGAGCTTGTATGTTAGCCTGTTGTGCAGCTTGCTCTTGCTGCCTTCTTTCTTTCTTTTTTAGCTTTAAAAGCTGATTAGCTAGTTTTATATTTGAAACCTCTCTAATATCTATAGCATCATCTAAATCAATACCCCCCACTTGTAGGGCAACTTGTATATTTTGTTCTAATTTAGCTTTTTCTTCTTCATCAGGCTCTAGCTCTAAAAATATACCAAAATCATGCATCGCTACTTTTTCCATTTCTTCAAGTGTATTAACATTAAAAGTATTTATACTATTAAGTAATGCATCTTTAGTTAATGGGAATTGCAAAGCATCATTAGCTCTTAAGCTTATGTTTTCTGCAATTTTTATAGTTATATACATTAACGCTTTTAAAATATGCCTTGTAGCAACATTAGAATTAGCAGCGGCCATTTTTTGTAAGCCTACTAATGCGTTTTTATCGGGCATACTTCCATCAACAGCTTCATTCAAACCAGTTACATCTCTTATCATTTGCAAATAATATTGATAAGTAGATATTAAAGCTTGCACCTTAGACATTCCGCTTGATGATTGAAGTTCTTGAATAGGTACTTTTCCTCTATTTAAATCGCCGTCTTGCGTTAATGATCTTCCAACAATACTACCTGTTTGAAAATACATATTTAATGCTTCGGCTGGGTTGTAATTTGTGCCGTTGCCTAAATCAACTTCCGCTAAACCGTCCATGTCTAAATAAACACCATCAGGAACCACTCTAGCTAAAACTTGCTGAAGTTTTAAATGAGTTAGTTGAATCATATCAGCAAAACCAGTAATTCTACTTACAATAGAATCTATTTTGCCTTTATACATTCTAGGAGCGCAGATAGAGTAATTCATGTTTACTCTGGTAACATCTGAAGAAGGGCGTGTCATATTTTCTGCTAAACTCCAATTAAGCAATTTATTTAATCCTAATACTTTAGCTCCCGTATATAAAACTTCTATGCTTCTCGCTACCCTACTAAAATTATCATTTTCAGGCGGATCAAAAGTATCATCTTTTTCTAATATTTTTTCTAATCCTTGATCCGTATTTTTTAATTTAAATACTTGATTTGTGTAAGTTTTGTATTCAAAAAATAATACAGAGATTAAATTATTATCATCTTGCCCTTTATAATTCCTTGTATAATTACTATAATTACTAGGCCCTTTATATTTTTGTATTTCTTCTAAATCTTCATCAGTTAAATAAGGATATAATCTTTTTACTTCAGATAAACTTAAATTTTTAACTTCACCTACGTAATATATATCATCAAAATTTGGATCTTCCGTGTAAGAATAAACAACATTTGCTGGATCTACATAATCCACAGTAATTCCTTCTGATAAATTAAAGCTAGTCTTTGAAACACCTATCCCTAAAACAGCTAAATCATAGGCTATTCTTCTTTGTATTTCAGGATATTTATTATAAGAAAAAACATTTTTAATAATTTCTTCTTCTGCTATTTCAATGCTTTGTTTATAATTTAGCTGTAAATATAAATCTAATTCAGCTTCTGTTGCAGGTAAGCTTGCGGGATCAGCGGATGCATAAAAATTACCTCCAGTTAATGCATTTAATTGTTCTATTTGCTCTTTATTAGTTATATCTCTTATAGCATTAAAAGCAAAATCAGTTCTTTCTTTAACAGCAAAAGGATCTGTTGCAAAAGATTTTATTTCGTATCCTTTGTCGGTCATTCCATTAACTAAAATGTCAACAAACTTGGGTATTACAGGAACTATTTTCCAATCTAAATTTAAATAAGA